GTTCAACAGAGCGACAACATTTCCTGGAGCAACCTTGTAGTTGCAGATTGTACGGCTGCCGCACTTATATTGAACATGGTTACGGCATACATAATCAACTGGGTATGTAGCCTTTGCGCCCAAATCAACCAATACGGAATCATCGACCGGATATGGAGACTGGCGATCAATGCAGTCAATATGGCAATCCGTAGTTGCAGTCGGATCTGGATCATACGTAAACGGATTAAATCCGTTCCACAAGCCAGTATTAACTACCCAAAGTCCGTTTTCGCCTTCAACTAGCTGATGAGACAACCATACAACGTCACCAGCATACAGTTTAACACCATTGAGCGTGAGTTCACCGCTCTTATGGGTCAAGTTCTTGTTATACTTGACCTTCACCATCGTATAGAAAAATTCTTCGCAGTTATGTACATGCTTCCAAAATTCCGGCTTGACGATCCAATATCCATTATCATTAATGTTGTCTTGGTACGTCAATAAAACAAGGTCGCCGTCATTTAGCACATATCCATCTTTAGCTTGAGTGCGAGTTCCATATTTGTCGACTGGGCCGCCGAATATTTTTACTGGATTCGTATAGACTCGCTTCTTCACATAAATTGTGTCACCAAGTTTCGGATCAGATTCTGGATTCATTACGGCATTGCCGTTTTCGTCCTCGGTATCATACACAAGAGACATTGAGCCAGTTTCATAGCAAGCCTTTTCTCTGGTTACGCCTTCAGTCGAATACCGTTGCTGTTCATCAGTCTCGCTGTCATACTTGTACCGAATAATTCCAGACTTGGAATAATCATCATTGAAATGCTGTTTACCATAGCTGAAAAATATGTCATACTGAGCGCACGGTTCCGAGCCATCCGCATTGGTTGCAAGCATTCCCGGTATAATAGAAAATGTCGCAGTCCCCTTTCCTTCTTCATCAATATCGAATTCGATATCTTCTGGAGGAACGACATATTCAGTTTCACCAGCGACAATATTAATACTCAATCCGTCAGTAAGATTTTCTCCATGAACAATGACTGACGCCGGTTCGTCAACTCGTGAAGCCAAGTTTTCTATGTATAGAATCTTGGGATCGTAATCTTCATATCGAGTAGCATAAACATTGACATCTATTCGTTCATATTCTACATCAACTTCGGCATAGTCTTCGTCATCATAATCAGTATAGCCAACGACAAACCTTAATGGAATCTTGGTGTATGCTTTGGTCGGACTAGCTGGTATATTAGGAAAATTAAGCAGTACATTGCCGTTCTCGTATGTTAAATAAAAATCAGTCGATGCCCCATTAGAAGCTTCGAGCATGACTGAACGGACAAAGCCGTCATTATCGCCAAATGTAACTGGCGTAGTGAATCCAGTAGTGTCATACTTAAATGTATAGAAACCTAACGATAGTGACGGTGCATCCATAATTGATTATCCCTTAGGAGGCTGCACAGCTTCCGGTAGCGGCAAGCCTACCAGCTTCCTGATTGTGTTACCAGTGTTCTTGAGAGCTTGTACAATAGGTTCAGACTTCTGGCTAAATGGTTTAAAATACTTTTCGCATTTTGCCGGAAGCCATTCTTGTGGGTTCTTCAAGGACACGCAAAGATTCTCGATGAAGGTAAGCATCATTTCTGGATTGATGGCGGCGCCTTGCACGTCATCCTTCCAGTCAGTTTCGACCTTCGTCTTGTATGAAGACATTTCCTTGACACGCTTGACTGCATCGCTCTCGTTGACGCCTTCCTTAACCTTGCGGTTAACTTCGTTGAATCGGTTCAAGTTGTTCTGATATGCATTACGGAACTCTTGTGATCCTTCGCCGATGTCAACTTGTGACGGCATGAATACGCCATTGTTTACTGGATTAGCATACCCAGCATTCGGATTGACATAACCGTTAATCGGTTGTACATAAGCCTGGTTAGGTGCAGCATAACCAGCATTTGGCTGTCCATATCCTTGGGGATACCCATTGTTCGGATATACGCCATTATTCGGATACTGGTTTACATAACCCGCATTTCCATAGGGGTTTTGTGCGGCAGTTTGCCCACGAGAAGGGATAGTAGTGTAGTCTGGTTGTTTCATTAAATCCTCTACACGCCTAGTTTATCAGTTATCGACGTCTAGGCACAATTTATCTAGCTATAAAAATTACACTAAAAAAGGCCCGGTCTTTCGACCGAGCCCCTAACCTAACAAGGAGAGAATTAGGCAAACTTTCCGAGTCCGAGATTTTCGAACGCCTTGACGTTAGACATTGCGTTTGCGATATCGGATGCGTCATCCGTAGGTACTTCAACATATTCAGCATTGACATCTTCAAACAAAGTGTCCATACCGGATGCCAAGTTGGCACGCTGCGGTTTGAGGCCCTTTGCAAGAGATTCAATCTTAGGAGTAGCTTTCGGCTCGTCTTCCTCAATGTCGCCTTCGAACATTCCATCAATAGATTCCAGCTTCGTTTCACGGTCAATTTCAGCATCAATGTCCTTCAACGCATTGACTACGTTGTCCATATTGAGCTTTCCATCACGATCCGGATCCACGTCCATCATGTATACATCGTTAGAAGAACCGTCAATGAACTTCATAATGCTGTCAGAAGTAATGTCACGCACGTCGAAGTTGACGAAGTGAGCCATCACAGCTTGAACAACATTCGGCTTCATACCTTGCACAAGACGCATGATGTAGGACTTCTTTTCAGCTTCATTCAGCTTGTCCTTCAAGTTCTCACGTTCAGCGTAAGCCGTCTTGAGCTTCATATTCGCTTGTGCAAGCAAGTCACGGAGCTTCTTAGTTTCTTCAGATGTAGTGCCATTGATGCTGATGGTAATTCCAGCGCTTTCAAGCACGGCGGACATGGCACTGAGTACCTTGTACATTCGGTCATTGAGCGCGTTGGACTTCATCTTTGATACATTTTCCAAGACAGCTTCGGAAATCATCTTGTCAGCCTTTGCGGAAACCGCTTCGAGCATCTGATTAACTTGCTTACGCTGCTTGTCCTTACCACCTTCTTCAGCGGCGGCAATTTCGTTGTTGCAAGCCGATTCGATCTTCGCAACAACTTCCGGATTTATGCCGGACAATTCTTCTTCTGTAAGTACTGAGCTTAATTGCATGGGTTGAAGCCTCGCAATGCAGAAATTAGTCCAGTTTTATCATAAAGACCGAGACCAAGGCGAATATTCTTGTAATGGTGCTCGATTTCTTGCCCATAACGGTTCATGATATCCGTAACGGATTCAACCAGCGGTCGTGGTCCCGTCACAGCTTCCGTCAATGGAGCCTTGCCAGAAGCTTCTGCGGATTCTTGCCTGGCGGTGAAAATTGCATCTTGTCCAAATGAAGGATTCCCCACAACGTCAATAGTAATCATTGTATAGTCGTCAGAAATTTCTTCATGCTCGCCCATATTGATTGTGCTGCCAGCGCCACGAAGAGAGAATCCGGGATGATATCCGCCACGGATCAATGCAGCAAGCTGTTTTCCGGCGGCAGTCTCTTCCATAACGACCATTCGAACCTTCAGATCGTCGCCTTCCATGTGAAGGTCTTCGATCAATGCGCAGATGGACATCAAGTCCATTTCAAAAATAGGATAATCCTTTGCATTGCCGTCAGCGCCAAGACGAGGGTGATTCAATGACGCAGCAAGACGACCACGAACAACAAAGTCCTTAATAAGTCGGTTCATTTCACGTTCGATGATGCGCTTCGGATAGGAACGGTTGTTGATACCCGGAATATTACAGCGGATAGCCGTACCTTCAATGATCAAGCGCTTTACATTGTTACCGAAAACGTCCTTGCGGTCAACCATAGCCGCACTGGAACCCTCGAATATCACGTCTCCATATAATTGCTTAGTTGCCATATAAAGCCTTCCCCTCTTTGCCGATAGACTCCATGATGGCCTTGGACGCATTTTCCAGCTCTGTCGAAAAATATGACTCGAAATACGCACCGACAATCTTCTTGACTGTCGCCGTGTCATTATTCAAGACCGCCGTCAATAATTGTTTACTGTCCTTGGGATTCATCAAAAACTACCGCTCAGTTATGCAGTAGTTTATATAATGTTTACATCTTGTTTTTTCATGAAAGTCTTACTATATTGCGCAACATGCAAAACCAAAACCAGAATCCATACAAAGATCAGTGCAAGTTCAACAGTTCAGATACGTTGCATATTCCTGGACTCGACCCGAACCATATCGGTTACTTCCGTAAAATGGCCGCACAAATCGGTGTAGAGGAAGCCAGACTGAAATATCACGGAATGTCCAAGGAAAAGGCAGAATACTTGGCATCTCTCGACGACAAGATGGACAACTACGGAATCAAATGGACTGTCGAAATACTCAAGAAACGATATGCCGACAAGAAGTTTGCGCCGTATGTCGCCCCGAAGCCTCGTGACGACTATGATGACTATTACGACCAAGACGAGTTCTTCGGCCCCAAAGACACTGTAACCTACGCCAGATGGTTATACAACCGGCACGGTACCAAAAAAGTAGCTAAGCAATTCCAGATATCAGAATACATGGCCGAACGAATCGGTACATCATCACTTCCTGGTTCCATGAAAGTAGCTGAACTGGAAACGGACGACGATATCGACGAAATCGAATCAGAAATCTATGCGCGAAAGGCAGCAAAATCCATTAACGCATACCAGATGAAACAGTTCCACAATGACAACTCCAGGAAACTGAAAATCCGTCTCAACAAACTGGCCGAAAATGAAACCGCATTCGTACTGAGAAAGCTAATCGAAACCGAAGACTACAACATCAAAGCAAAGGAATGCTATTTCGACTATATCCAGTACAATTACGACAAAAAATCGGAAAATCTTGTGGCCGCTATCGAACGCTTGTCCAAAATGGACTGGAAATACTGGTGGGCCGACGACCAAGACGGAACCGCCTCATACATATTCTACGTAGTGCTGCCTACCGGCAAGCAAGTCAGCTGGCACGGAATGCACCTCAAGGATGTAGAAAACGTTCCGAAAGACAACAAGGCCGAATGGGACGGAGAACTTTCGTCGACACTTCCGAAACTGCTGGACTGCGTCAAGGCCGTGTGCCCATCTATTTATGAAGAAAAGTTCGACAAGAAAAAATGCCTTGCCGAACTAGAAAAATACACATATCAATATTCCGAACGAGTCCAGTCGTAGCGGTACTGTCCGCAGTCGTATAGGCCGTCATTATTTTTCAACAGCATCTTTTGCCTCCGGCTTGTAGACGTAACGGTAGTTTCCGCAGTCGTATATTCGGTAAATTCCTCTATCCAACATAATTTCGTGTTCGGTCTTGTTGATGTCATAGCCAGCTGAGACTAGCTTATGTTTTTGATATTTCATGCGGTTTTCCAGATTATTATCGATGATATAATAATAGGACGGCTGCGTCGTCCCAGCCAATTTAAAGCCAAGCTTTGTATAAAATGCACCATTACCAGACCAACGACGGTCGGCAAAACTAACTACGACGGCTGGTCGTTCATTCACTAAAAAATGATGGAATAATTTACTCGCACCCCCAATTACCGATGTATCGACAAGTGTACAATATCTCAACAGTTCAACACCTTCCGTACTATATCGATTTGGGCCAAACGTCATTACTGCTACCAGCATATCTCCATAATACAAACCATACCTAGAATTTGCACTAGCACAATGGCCTTGAATATGATTGGCATCCAGAAAGTTTGATGCGGTGAACTGATCAATCACTTTAACTTCGCAATTCCTTGCATACACTTTATTGGTATTACAACCCAAAACGGTTTTAAGCCTGGATTTCACTATAGATTGCTTATATTCCCATTCATTTGAAAATACGTGAATTAAATGATACCCAGCTTGTTCAGCCAGTTCGGTCTTATGTAGATGATAATCGTTGGGTCGATACAGTTCGCTATGCCAATGGATTCCGTCATATTCAATAATTACCTTTTTATCCTCTACTACTATATCAGCGCCATATTCACCCAAAAAATTTCTATCATAATGCGATGTCGTAAAGCCCAAACTTTCTACATATGCCCTAACTTGATCTTCGGTTATAGACGAAAACGCATCTTTAGGTTTGCAATAGGAACAGATCGTACATCCCAATTTAACTCGGCTCTTTAAAAACAAATCTTGTTCCGTCATAATATTACCGCATACATTACATTTATATGTAATTGACTTTTTATTAGTAAAATCAATTAGCTCACAATTATGCTCATTTAAAAACTTGGCATAATACTCTCTTGCGTCTTCCGTGCGAACACAGAAGTTATATGGTACGCCGATCCTTGCTATATTACACGTTTGAAGGTGCTTTTGGAACTCAGGCAGCGCAATATAAGATGTTACTCCATAACGAACCAGATTTGCTTGATGATATTTATCCTTAAAATCTTTATGTTGCGAATAGAAAGCAACCCCATGCCGTTCTAGTGTGGTAGTTTTACGGCGCTCCAACACTTGTTGTCCATATGCGCCATTCGACTGTTTATTCCATTCATCCACGGTTGACTTACGAGCAGCAACCTTATGAGCATTCCGTTCAGTATCAGCTGCAATATGTTTCGCCGCACATTTTTTGCTACAAAACTCCTTATAGCCTTGCCCAATCGACTTAAACGATGTCGGACAACCACATTCGGCACATTTACCATCATGCTCGGTAGCAAGATATTTATCATAGTATTGCTGCGGTTTTAATCCATGAGCTTTCCATAAATGTGTACCTAAAGAACATGCTTTTTCAAATATTGTTTCTTTCCCGTCTGCCTCACATACTAGACATTTCATATGTAACTCCTAAATTAATACCTATAATATAAATAATATTGGAAAAATTATCAATAAAAAGTTTATAATTTTTCATTTTTTCGCAAAATAGGTATATTTACTGTAAAACTACTGGTCAGCTCACAACAAATAAGAAAGCGGCGAATTTCTTCGCCGCTCTCTTACACTTTGTGCTTATTCAGCAAGCAACCGCATTACCAGTTGTTGTCTTCGTAGCTCAAGCCACCCGGCACATTAACGATACCATTCGGCACAGTCTCGTAAGAGAGGCCAGCCTGGAGAGAAGCGCCAGCGATCGAGCCATTAGACTGCCACGGCATGTTATCAAGGTCGATACCAGTGATAACGCTGTTGACGTTGGAGAAGTGGATGACACGGTAGAACTGGCCAGCTCCGAGGAGGTTAGCCACGATGGCGTAACGGCTCTTAACGATGAGACGCGGAGAACCGTCTTCCTGACCAGCAGTCTTGCAGAATATATAAGGGATGTATGGCATCATGATGATACCAGACTCACCTTGGCGCGGGCCCTTGTAACCGATGAGGGCGTAAGAAGCCTGAGCGTAGATGTCCTGATACAGCTTGATGTTGCCGTTCAAGAGGCTACCAGCGTCGGCCACACCACCGCTCGGCTGCACAGCAGCATCAGTCTGGAGGTAAGTCGGCGTATAGATACCGTTATTGAGAGTTGCGACAGCAGCAGCAATATCCGGAGAGATGATTGCGAAGTTACCGCAGCCCATACGAGTCGTAAGAGCGATCTTACGAGAAACAGCGATGATCGTGTTCACGATACCACCAGCGATACGTTCAGCAGCCCAGCGACCCATACCAGCGTTGAGGCGGTTCGGATCAGCCAAGTCCATCTGGATTGCAGCTTCACCACCGAGAGCCGGAGTCTGAGCCACAAGCACCATAGCCTGGAGGATTTCACGGTCGATGTTCTGCTGGATTTCGAACTGGAGACCTTCGAGGAGAAGGGCTTCAACGTCCTGACCATGAGCTGCAGCCATGTCTTGCTGCAATTCGATCGTGTAGTGAGACTTGATAGCGCGTGTACCAACACGGATGGCACCGCTGATCACCTTGATGGAAGCCTTCTTGATGTTGAAGGAGTATTCACCATACTGGTCATCGCCAGCGAGGTAAGAGCCACCAAAGTTGTTGTAGAGGAGACCCGGCTGCTTCGGATCGAAAGTGTTGCCAGTAGCAGATGCACCGTTAACACCAGTACCTTCCATGTAGTTGGAAAGCATTTCGCCCATGCCAGTCGTCCACGGGTTGAACGTGCCAGCGAAGCCAGTGTGGTCAGCTACGAGGTCGTAGCCGAGTTCTTGCTTCTGACCCTGACGGAAAGCAGTGGTCTTGAGCGGTTCGTTATCATAGAGGTAACGAAGAGCAAAGTAGATACCCTGCGGAGTGGTTGTCGGAATGACCGTGACCGTCTGCATAGCCAACAATTCCGGGAACTGACGGCGGATCATCGGCAATGCATATTGCTGATACTGAGCAACGTCAGCGGAAACGTTGGCAGATTCGAGCATAGCGCCACGGTTTACCTTGTTCTGGTTTTCAAGAAGCGTAGCGATCACGCTAGCTTCAGCACGAGTACGAATCGGGCGACCAAGGTTGGATTCAAGAATGGTGCGCCACTTATTCGAGAGGTTCTTTTTCTGAAGAGTCTGCATATAAGTAGTCCTTCTGTTGTGCCTTCTCGGCAGCACCAGCGGTACTACTCTGATAGGCGTTTCTTGATATAATGTTTAGGGGTATCAAAAAACGCCATTAAAAAAGTGCCAAAAACCTACATTGAAATGCAAATATACAGAAAAAGGTAGTCGAACGACTACCTTTTTAATTACATTCCAGGCATCGGAGGCATTCCGCCGCCAGCATCTGGTGCGCTGCTATCGCCACCTTCGTCGCCGCCACCTTCGCCGGTTTCTTCATCCTTCTCTTCCTTGCACCACGCCTTGTTGAGATTATATTGTTCATCATTAAGACGTAGTCCCCAACGAAGCGCAGCTTGCTTAGAAAGAGCACCATTCGGATTTTCCTTTGAAGATACGTGCTTCATCATGGAGTCAAACACTGCGAGCTTTGTAGTCCATACTTCGGAGTCGATGAAGTTCTGGAACCCATTGGACTTGCGGAAGCGCACGGTATAGAACTCTTGCAGCTTGATAGAGTCGTCAATCGTGTTGTCAGTATTCAGCACCATCACGAACAGACGAATAAGAATAGTCTCGAACGGAGTCTGATAACGTTGCACGAGGCGAGCGAACGAGACTTCGGCTTGAGTGACTTCACCGATCTTACCTTGTGAGTAATTCTGGGAGTCGCCAGCCAAAGCGGTGATACGTCCCGGAGGAACCATCAAGGAGTTGACCAAGTTGCGCTTGAAGAACTTCAAGTCATCGATATTTCCAAGCTCGGCACCGCCTTGCATACGTTCAATGCTGGAACCAGTACGACCATTACCCACACCGATGATGAAGTGTTCGGTAAGGCCAGGTGACGTACCGAAGTTGGTCACTTCACCAGTCATGGAGTTGTAATCGAGACGACGAGAGAACATCTTTGCTTGGTCTTTCATGAACTTTTCTGCGGTTGCCTTGGTCATACCAGACACGTCAACCTTTAGAACAAGCTTTTCAGAACCCCAAAGCACACGGTACATAACAACAGAGTCTTCAATAGTATTAAGTTGGTTATACGGCTTCATCGCCGGTTCCAGAATGGAACGTGGGTCATTGACGCCGCCGGGGCCAGTCATACCAAGGGATGCATACAAAATCTGGTTCGGAGAAAAGTCGATATAGTTCTTGCCGTTGTTCTGCGAAGCCATCGTACCAGTAAGCATCTGTCGATAACCAATGATCAAGTTGTCTTGAACGACAATGATCATGTGTTCTTCCGGCAACATGTTCACACCGACAATCTCACCAGTTTCTTGGTCATATAGGACTTCAAAGAATATACGGCCACGAGTCAAGAGATACTTCATGTACTCCCAACCGTCCTGATGGAATCTCATTATACGGCGAAGAACCGTCTGACGGAAAATTTTTCCAAGCTTCTTGCGCACCGGATCACCGATAGCGGCGTCATG